TTTCAGTGCTATTTGGAGCTTTGTTTCCCGTTCAAAAGTCGGTGTATGTTGACAGTTCATCTCTCGCATTCCGCTTCGATTTCATACCGTCAACCGTTAGGTGCAATAAAATAAAAAATCCCACCGCACTTTGGTTTTTTCAAAACCATTAGGATAACAGCCGTTTAAGGTTCGATTTATTGTGTATAGTTGTAAACTTCTGCAATTCTTCAATCAGTTGTAAAACATTTTCTTTTGAAGGTTCAGGAAGTCCATTATTACCACTATCAGCACCAATATTTACTTGTTTTGGCTTCGCTACTTTTAATAAAGAAACAAACTCTTTTAAATCAAAGTCCATTATCGGTTCAATGGTTATGTAGCTATTTTCAGGTAAATGATAAGCCCTTTCGTGTGGCTTTGGAGTATTCCCCATTATTTCTTCATAGAACCTATTCGTTTCTATTGTAGTACAAAATGATGATTTTTCAGGAAACACAAGACCAGCATTGGTAAAAGCAAATGGATTCTTGCTTTGGAAAAAGTAATTATTATCAAATTTTCTGCAATGCTGCAAAGTTCTATCCATCCATTCAATATTTCCACATCCAAACATATCATTACTACTACCAACAAAAATAAAGTTTCCACTTCCTAAGTCTGTTTTAAGTTCTTTTTCATCAAATCTAACAGTGTTTAATTTTCCCCATCTTTTCATATAGCAGTATGAACAATCGTGCGAACATTCGCCTTTAATTGTGTTCCAAGTGTGAGTAATAAACTCATACATATTTCCTTTTGATTTATTTAGTCCCATATATTTAATTTTTAAAATTTGCCTTCCCTATTTTTTATTTAAAAGCACATAACAAGTTGTCATGTAACATAAATTACACTATTTTTCCTTACGCTCACTCATATGTTCAAGTTTTGCATATACACCAAAGAGTAAACCTATAATTAAAAAGTCGTTTCCTTCAGTAATCGAAAACCCAATAAAAGTAATCGACATCAATAATAATAAATATTTCCAGTAATTAATTCCCATAATATATAATTTTTAGTTTTTTGCTCAATAGTTTTAAATTTACATTACATACAACCAGACCGTTATAAGCCATTTAAAGACTTGTACTCATCAATTTTTTGCTTTGCATATCTTTCCATTGCTTTTTCAAAAGCATCATAAGACATTGAGAAGTTATAGCCTTTATGTGGCATTATTGCTTCATCAATTATTTTGCCTTCTTCATCTCTTGTCGAGTGCTTTTCTGTGTATTCCTTTTGTTTTGCAAAAAATAACTTTTGTTCTTCGTGTAAAATGTCTTTTGGTTTCATATTTATTTCTGTTTAAAAGCGGCTTATAACAACACGTCAAACACCATACTTCAACATTTCATAGTAAAGCGTTTCCCTTAATAATATAATTAAATATTTGCCTACGCTTTTTTAATTTGTTCCAAATTATTAAGAATTTGATTTGCACGGCAAAATACTATTTACCCTTTCAATTCTTGGACAAACTAATCCCATTTCAGCATAGCAATCCATATCCACATTCATTTCATCAATTTCTTTTTTAGGTATTCTTAAAATCTTAGCAAAAGAAAAAGCAAAACCATGCGCTCTCCATTCATCATGTTCCCTACAGCAATCATAATCATTTAAAGCATGTCCTATTTCATGTAAACAAGCCATATCTCCTGCATCTGTTCTCAAAAAGATGCTTTTGCCAATGTTCCACCCTCCACGCTTAATCATGTCATCTTTAAATGTTATTTTAATTCTTAATAACTTTACTAAAATCCACGTTCTTAATCTTAATCCTTTGTACTTCATAATATTCTTATTTTAAATATTTAGTTTAAATTCTTTAATTTTTCTATAAAATGTTCTTTCTGTAGTTCCAAGCATTTCAGCAGCTTCTATATTATTTTTAGCTAAATCAATAGCAACTTCAAACCTATATCTTTCAGAAGATAGCAATTCTAAAATGCCTATTTCAGGAAACTTATTTTGCATCTCTAAATTAAGTTTTAAATCTTCTATATCTCGTAAACTATCTCTTATTTTAGTTTCGTTAAAATCTAAGCGTTTTAAGGTATAATCAATAATATCTTCTTTTCCCATCACTAAAATATTTAATTACTAATACTGCATTTCAATTAATCGTTTTCCTTGTACGGTGTTTACGTTTGTCCGTTATAGGTAAGCGGCAATCACCATATTTAGGTTTTTGGTTAATCTTATTTCTATATTTAACATTCTCAACCATGTACGGTAATTAGTGCCGCCAACCAATAACAATGTTTCATAAAGCATACTATTCCTTACTCGTATAAACAGTATGCCCTACACACCCTCTCCTTTTATACCTAAAACTTCTAGTAAATTCTTAACGCCACCAGAACCAATATATTCCTCAAACTGGAATAAAAGAACATCATCTTCATCGTCCGGGTCTGGCAATGTGCCAAACGTATCATCATTATCAAGCATAATAACAATTCCAGTTTCTTGGTGTTCTTTAACCCATTTCCACTTTTCAACATCATTTGGTAATGCGTTGAACTCTTTTAATAATTCTTTGTTACTCATAATTTAAGTTTTAGCCCTCGCACCGTTGCTTAGGCGGTTTATATTCGTGTTAATTCTGTACTAAACGTTGTACGCAATTGCCGTTTGCTATTTATGAAACTGCTTACAATAATCTAATAATTTGCAACCAAGCAATAATGCTTCATTCCGGCGGATAGCTATTATAAACTATTACTGTATTTACAGCTTTTGGATATACCACTCCACATTCACATTCAAGCCTATCTTTTTTTATAATAGGTAATTTTCCGCAATTTTTACATTTCTTCATTATCTATATGTTTTTTGCATGCATCTAATTTCATCCTTTGTGTTTTAATGGCTATTTCATCCGACCCGTATTAAAAGTTTTCTAGCCTCCTTTGCCTATCGGCAATTAAAATAGTTTTAAATATCTCATGTGCAACCTGTGGGAGTATTGCATTCCCATAGGCTTTTATGCTTTCTTTTTTCCATTTAGAAACGGTAATTCCGTCCATTGCTTCGGGAATCCCATGATCTTTTGATACATTTCCACTACCTCGTTTGGTTCTATCGAGTTGTGCAATAGAACTTCGTGCAAAGTTATTTGGTGTTTCAATAAATAGGTTATATTCCTGTCTAAATTGATTACAACCCTCTTGTAATCGCTCGTTAGTGGTGTTGGCAATAGTTCTAATCTCCTTTTGATCGCCTTCCTGCTGTTGCTCCCTCCGTCTAATCCAGTTGTGTTTGGAGTAGGCAACAAACCAAGTCCTGTCTCTTCTGTGTAAAGCTCCAACGGCACAAGCTGGCAGTATAACCGGCTGTACTTCGTACCCGACAGCCTCCAAATCAGTTTGCACCTCGTGGAAAACCAATCCCCCGTTCCAATTAACAATTCCAAAAACGTTCTCCCCCACAACGTAGCTTGGGGAAATCTCTCGTATTGCTCTAAGCATTTCAGGCCAGAGGTGGCGGTCATCTTCTTTTCCAAGTCTTTTTCCCGCTTGGCTGTATGGCTGACAGGGGAATCCCCCTGTGAGAATATCAATTGTGTTTGCATATTTACTAAAATCTGTTTTTGTTATATCGTTAAAACTTTCAGATTTAGGCCAGTAGTAATTTAATACCCGTTGCCCAAACTCATTCCATTCACAATGAAAAAGGTTATTCCAACCCATCCACTCCGCCGCAAGGTCAAATCCTCCAATGCCGCTAAATAAACTGCCATGATTTAGCCTATCGGATTGTTTGTCACCCATTTTCAGTTGCTAAAATTGACACCATTCGTTAAGTATAAACATATCCACATTCATGACATATATCCTTATCATTAAATTTTTAATTTAGCTATTGTATTTATAATATTTAAGATTGAATTTTTCAATAATGCTATTAAAAATCGGGGTGAAATCTTTGTCTTTTGTATCAATAAGATCACCGGTTGACTTATGATAATGCAAAATAGTTGCATGATCTTTACCTCCGAGATATGACGACCCTATAAACTCTAAAGAATACTTAGTGTTGCACCTCAATGCAGTTGCAAGAGCTTTGCGTGCATGTACTCGATTTCTGTCTCTTGTTTTATTTGTTTGATAATCGGGAGCATTAAAGGCGGCTCCAATATACTCAGCCACTTTGTTAACATCTATTGTTGAAAAAACTAATATTTGACCGTAATTAATGATTTCTAATAAACGCTTCTTTAAGCCTTTTAGAAAAACAGTCTCCCTTTCTTCCAACTTAGCACTAATTACAGATAAGTATTCAAATGTGTTAGATTCTCTTATTTCTGCCATTATTCCCTCCTTTGGTTTTTAATTAGTTTGTATAGTTTAGGACAATTCTTTCTTAATCCTAAAAATATAAATTGTGCCTTTTCGTTTGTAGAAATTGGCGTTTTATCTTGTTTTGGAAATTGGTTAGAATAATTCATGGTTTTGTTTTTTAGTTAAAATGCCTTGTTCGGTTCAATTGTTTCATCAGGTTGATATTCAGGGGGTATTTCATGATATGTTTTTTCATAGAAATTATTAACATATTCATTACAATAAAATGATACCAGTCCTAAACCTCCCTCTCTGTGTTTTGCTACATCAATATATACCTTTCTGTTATCTTCGTTTTTCAAATCCAACTCATTGCCCTCAACATCAAA